CAAGAGCCTCCGGGCTCTTTTCTTTTTGGGTGAGATTATGAAACCCTGGGCAGAACAGTTTTATAAGAGCAAAGCTTGGCGTGATTGCAGAGATGCCTACTTCGTTAGCAAGTTCGGGTTATGCGAGAAATGTGGCAGGCCTGGATTGATAGTGCATCATAAGATTAAGTTAAATCCACAGAATATCAACAACCCTGATATAACGCTAAACTGGGATAACTTGGAACTACTTTGTCTTGACTGCCACAATCGCGAGCATGGTGGTGCGAGCACAGCTGAGGGGCTGGAGTTCGACGAGAATGGTGACTTGAGGCAAGTATAGCCCCCCAGTCTGAAAAAACGGGCCTGGCGACTGAGACCGAGCGGGGGCCCTTCGAAAACCCCGGAATGGCGCTTTACACGAGGGGGGTAAAAGCGAGGTGAAACCATGGACAAAATAGAGAAAGAAAAGATCAGGAAAAAGGAGTTAGCAAAGCTTAACAGGATATTCAAGGGTTTACCCAAAGATAAACAGAAATTGGCAGAGGGACTAAAGCAACAAGCGGCGTTCATGGTTTCCACCCTAGCTGAACTCCAGGAGATCCTGGATAATGATGGGGCCGTCGATTTGTTTGAGCAGGGAGAACAGCGGATGCTGCGCGAGCATCCGGCCGCAAAGACCTATAATGCCATGATCAGGAATTATGTTTCAGTATGTAAGCAGTTATTTGAACTGCTGCCCGAAGATAAAAGCAAGGATGCCGCCGATGAACTCATGGCCTTCGTAAAGAAGGCGAGGAAATGAGCCAGCCTAACTATATCATTGAGTACTGGAATAAAATTCAATCTGGTGAAATAGCGGCCTGCAAGCGGTTAATCCAGCAATATCAAAAAATCGTTGATGAACTTTATAACCCACGTGACCCGTGGGTTTTTGATTTAGAGAAGGCCAATCAGCCGATTGAGTTTATCGAGCGGTTCTGTAAGCACTCAAAAGGGAAGTGGATCGGCAAGCCGGTCAAACTGGAGCTTTTCCAGAAAGCTAAACTTCAAGCCATCTTTGGTTTTGTCCATAAAGAAACCGGCCTCCGGCGCTGCCGCGAGGTATTTACCCTGGAAGGCCGCAAGAATGGCAAGTCAACTGAAATGGCAGCGCTAGGGTTATACATGATGATTGGCGATGGCGAAGGTGGCGCAGAGTGCTATTCTGTTGCAACAAAAAGGGATCAGGCCCGCATTGTATTTTCTGAAGCTGTAAACATGGTTAGCCAGTCTCCGGCCTTATCAAAGCATATAAAGAAACGCAAGACAGACCTTTACTTTCCGGTCACATTCAGCAAATTTGAACCGTTGGCCAGCGAAAGCAATTCGCTTGATGGATTGAATTCTCACTGCATTATCATGGATGAACTACATGCTATTAAGGACCGCAACCTCTACGACGTAATGAAGCAGTCCAAGGCCGCCCGGGAGCAGCCAATCCTGTTTATGATTACCACGGCTGGCTTTGTCCGGGAATGTATCTTTGACGATATATATGAATACGCCTGCAAGGTGCTGGATGGTGTTATTGAAGATGAGCGTTTTCTTGCTTTTATCTATGAATTAGACGACCGCAACGAGTGGACCGACTTCCGGGCCTGGGAGAAAGCCAATCCAGGTCTGGGCACCATCAAGAATTATGAGGAACTGGCGGCTAATGTAGAACGGGCTAAAAATGACCCTAACTTTTTGCCAACGGTTCTCACTAAGGATTTTAATATCCGGGAAACTGTAGCCGGTGCTTGGCTGACATTTGAGGAAGCCAACAACGAAGAAACCTTTGATATTGAAGAAGTCAGGGACTGCTATGGCATAGGCGGGGTGGACCTGGGGGCTACAACGGACCTTACGGCTGCCTGCGCCTTAATCATGAAACCCGGTAGCGAGAAGAAATATCTGTTGGTGCAGGGTTTCATGCCGGCAGATACCATCAAGCAACGCAGCAAAGAAGATAAAGTCCCTTATGACAAATGGGCCGAACGAGGCCTGATTACCCTCTGCCCCGGGAATAAAGTGGACTATCGTTATGTTACCGATTGGTTTATCAAACTACGTGATGAATACGGGATTGTTGTTTACTGGTGCGGTTACGATAGCTGGAATAGTCCGGCCTGGGTGGAGGACATGGAAAACCGGTTAGGTTATACCAACAAAGAGAATTTATTGCCGGTGATCATGGGGGCTCGCACCCTAAGCGCCCCGATGAAAGAACTAAAGGCTGATCTGGCCGCAAATGGTATCAACTACAACAATAACCCGCTGCTTAAATGGGCTTTGACCAACGTGGCTGTAGAAGTAGATAAGAACGAAAATATCCGGCCTGTTAAAGGAAAAAACCAGCGTCAACGTATAGATCCCGCGGTGGCGCTTTTAATTGCTTATACAGTATTTCTTAATAATCTAGAGGATTACAAGGGTTTGATAGGGTGGTGAAAAAGTGGCAGAGAAACGGAATTTATTTCAAAAGATATTTGGCGCCATCCGGGACCGGTTGACATTAACCAGGCTTCAAATGTTTAACGGCTATACGCCGGTTTTTACTCCTTGGAGTGGTAACCCATATGAAGCAGATGTAGTCCGGTCGGCTGTAGACGCTATCGCCAGGAACGCGGCGAAACTAAAAGCCAAACATATCCGGCGGGTGGATGGCAAGGTTATTCCGGTGGGTGGCCAGATTGAGCGGATTTTGCAGGTAAGACCAAACCCTAATATGAACGCATATGATTTTCTCTATAAGCTTGTCACCACCCTGATGATTGACAATAATGCCTTTGCTTATCCCTTATGGGACGGCGTTAATTTAATTGCCGTCTGGCCCGTTAACTGCAACATGGCCGAATTTTTGGAGGATGCCAGCGGAACTGTTTACGTTAAATTTTATTTTGGTACCGGCCAGCATGTTATTCTGCCGTATTCGGAAGTAATCCATCTGCGCCGGCATTTTTATAAAAACGATATGGCAGGAGAAAGCAACAAACCTGTTAATGCCACCCTGGAAGCCATCCACACCACTAATGAGGGATTAGCACAGGCGGTAAAAACATCGGCAAACCTGCGGGGGATCATTAAATACCAGGGGATATTGAAAGAAAGCGATATTAAAGCCAATCGTGACCGTTTTGTTAATGAGTATATGACCGTGCAAAATACTGGTGGCGTTGCGGCCCTTGATGGGAAGGCAGATTATATCGAACTGAAAAACGACCCGAAAATGATTAATGCGGCCCAAATGAAAGAACTTAGAGATGCGGTTTACCGCTACTTTGGCGTCAATGAAAGTATTATCATGGGCAAGTACACGGAGGAAGAATGGAATGCCTTCTATGAAAGTACAATTGAACCCCTGGCCGTGCAAATGAGCCTGGAGTTTACCAGCAAGCTCTTTACAGAGCGGGAACTAGGATTTGGCAATGAGATAATCTTTGAGGCCAATCGCCTGCAATATGCAAGCGTTAAGACAAAACTGGCGTTGCGAGAAATGGTTGACCGTGGAGCATTGACTCCGAACGAGTGGAGAGAAGCCTTTAACCTCGCGCCTGTGGAGGGCGGGGACAAACCTATAAGACGACTTGATACCAGGCCAACAGATGAGACGGACCAGCAAGATGGTGGTGATAGTAATGCCAATGCCGAAGCCTAAAGAGGGCGAAACTCAGGACGAATTTATGGCGCGGTGTATGGCCGATGATGTCATGGTAGAAGAATACCCCGACGAAAAGCAAAGATATGCGGTCTGCTTGACGCAATTCAAGGAAGGGGGCAAGAGGAAATTGGAAACGGCCAAGAAGGAAATCCGTCTGGCCGAACTCAGAGCGCTTGATACAGCCGGCGAAGGAGAAATGATAGTCGAAGGTCGGGCGATAGTCTACGATAGCCCGACCGTTTTGTATGAGTGGGATGGTATTAAGTACTACGAAGTAATTGCCCGGGGCGCTCTGGATGGTGCTGACCTGTCGGACGTGCCGTTCAAGTACAACCACAGCGATGCGGTCATGGTGATGGCACGAACCCGGAACAAGACCCTGGAACTGATACCTGACGACCAAGGGTTATTGATCAGGGCCAAACTGGCCAACACTACGGCCGGTCGCGACTTATACGAGCTTATAAGGCGAGGCGACATCGATAAGATGAGCTTCGCCTTTACTGTGTCCGAGGAGTCCTACGACAGGGACACCAGAACCCGCAAAATTATCAAGTTCAAAAAGATCTGGGATGTGTCGGCGGTGGATACACCGGCATATGCAGATACATTCATTTCCGCAAGGAGCTGGGCGGAGGCGGAGGCCGAACGCGAGCGTAAGGAGCTGGAGAGCTCTAAATTGCGGAAACGGTTAATTGCACTCACTTATTTATAAAAAATATCAGGGAGGTATACAAAATGAAAAACTACGAAGCCCGTTTTAAAGAGATCGCCGAACGCAAGCTGGAAATCCGTGCTATGTTAGAGGCTGGAGAAGAAGTGGACCTGGACAAGATTCAGGAAGAATTGCGTAGCCTGGATGAAGAAGAAAAACGTCTTCGCGCGAGGTTGCAGGTTATTGAGGCGTTGAAAGGTGCAGGCATTCAAGCCGCCGGAGCCGGCGACAATAAAGCGCCTGTAGTGCCAGAGCCAGCGCAAATGCGTAAGATTGACCAGGCTGGTGTAATAGAAGACCGCGAAGCAAAGGCCAGGGAGGAAGCCGAGAAACGCGGCCAGGCCTTGAAAGAAAATCGCGCCGTTACCGTCGGGGCTTCCAGCATTATTCTCCCGCAGTACCAGGCTACCGACATCAGGCCTACGTTTAATGAGGTTAGCTCTTTAGTTGACCGGGTAACTATTAAAACTTTATTGGGCGGCGAATCCTTCAAGCAGCCGTACCTGGCCGGATATGGGATTGGTGATTATACCACTGAAGGTGCGGACTATGCTGAGGCCGAGGCTGTTTACGGTTATGCTGATATAAATAAGGCCAAGATAACGGCTTATGCGGAAGACACTGAGGAAGTCCAGAAGCTGCCGGCCGCTGCTTATGACGCTGAGGTGATGCGGGGCATCCGCGTAGCGATTCGCAAAAAGCTGGCCCGGGAAATTCTAGTAGGCACCGGGGCCACCAACCGCCTGGTAGGCATTTTCTCTACGGCGGCCACTGCGATTGACCCGGCTACCGACATTGAGATAGCAACTATCGATAATAACACGCTGGATGAGATCATTTTCAGTTATGGCGGGGATGAAGACGTTGAAGACGCTGCCGTATTGATACTTAACAAGAAGGATCTTAAAGCCTTTAGCAAACTGCGCACGACCGATGGCAAGAAGTTCCACAACATCGTTACCAACGGCAACACTGGTACAATCGACGGGATCCCGTTTATCATCAACAGCGCCTGCAAGGCTATTTCCGACCCCGCGACGGCTGTTGGGGAATACTGCATGGCCTACGGGCCACTGTCCAATTACATGCTGACCATTTTTAGCGACATGGACGTGCAGCGGTCTACTGATTACAAGTTCAAGCAGGGGATGATCGCGCATAAAGGCGTCATCTTTGTCGGCGGCAACGTTGTCAGCAAGAACGGTTTCCTCCGGATTAAGAAGGCTTCTGCGGTATAAGGATGAATGCTAAATGAAGCTAAAAGTGATTAAGGCTTTTATCGACCGGTATACCGGTAAGCCTTACAACCCTGGCTATGTATATGAAACGGATGATATAGAGCGCATTCAACAGCTTCAGGAAGCGGGATACCTTGAACGGGTCCCGCTTCTATCATCTGAGGTTGAAGAAGCGGTAAAAACCCCGGATGAAAATGCTAGATTACCTAAACGGCGCAGCAAAAAACGAGGTGAATGATTATGCTGGAAGAAATCAAGTCGGTACTGCGGGTTGACGGCAATGAATTAGATGGGGAAATACAAAGTTTAATTGATGCCGCCGTGGCCGACTTGATTCTGTCCGGCGTGGCGGCAGATAAGGCGCAAAATATGACGGACCCGCTAATAAAGCTGGCCATCATTAATTATTGTAGAGCTAGCTTTGATTATAATGACCGTTCTGCCGATCGACTTATGGTATCTTATGAAATGCTTAAGGCGCGTTTGGCGCTGGCCGAAGACTATAACTCGTATGCAGTGATCTTTAATGTTGTTACAAGCGCAGGCATACCGGTAAGGGATGCTAAGATAACCGCTGGCGAGGTCGAGAAGTTGACTAATTCCAGGGGTGTAGCTATCTTCACGGTGGCCACTCCGGACATCGATCTGGACTATATCGTAACAAAAACGGGCTACCAGGATCAGGCGGGTTCTGTCTACGTCGACGGCAGCAAGTCTATAGAGGTGGTTCTTAATGAATTATAAAGACTATGTTTCGTCGAGTAGTTCAAGATCCTATGGTTTTGGTGGCACCGGTATAAATGCAGGAGCTTTAAGGCACCGGATAACTATACAGAAAGCTACCGAAAGCATAAACGAGAAAGGCGAAACGGTCCCTACCTGGGAGACATTTGCTACCGTATGGGCGGCCGTTGAACCTTTACGCGGCCGCGAATACCTCCAGTCTAACGCTATCCAGTCCGAACTCACCACCCGGATCCGCATCAGGTACCTGGCCGGAGTTAATCCTCGCATGAGGGTGCTTTATAACGGACGTATATTCCATATCCAGGCCGTTATTGACGTTGATGAGAGACACCGGGAAATGCAGCTTATGTGTGTAGAGGAAGATGCCTAATGCCGGTAAAGGTGTTTGGGATTGAAGATTATAATGCCGCGGTTAAGAAAATTATCCAGATCTACCCGGAACAGGCTGCAAAATTTTTGAATACCCAGGTTACCAAGCTATTAAAAAAGGTCCGGGAACGGACGCCGGTAGGCGAAACTAAAAAGCTCCGGAGAAGCTGGCGCAAGACCAAGCCTAAAATCAAAGGCGGCGGGATGCAGGTAGAAGTAAGGTCCACGGCGCCCCATGCCCACCTGATTGAATACGGCCATAAGATGGTTGTTGGCGGCAAACTAAATAAGGGCGGTAAGGTTGTTGGTTTCGTCCCCGGCCGGCATATGCTAGAGATATCATTTAACGAGTACAACAAGGAAATGCCTTTCGAGGTTGAGCGGTGGTACAACGAGCTGGTTAAGGAGCTGGAAGTATGACCTATAACGATATTCGGGAGGCAATCATCGGTAAACTCAGGGCGAAGTATCCTACTTATAGCATTTATGGAGAAGAAGATGTAGAGCATGGCGTAAAGGCGCCGGCTTTTTTTGTGCAGCTCCTGCCGGTATCTTCGCGGCCAATTAGTATCGCTCATGTTCAAAAGACCTTGATGATAGATGTTCACTATTTCTCAGCTGCCAAGACCTACGGCGATTTATGGACAGTTGCCGAAGAATTGGAGAAACTCTTTGACCTGAAGATTACCATCCAGGACCGCAGCATTACTATCCAGGACAAAGAGCCGGAAGTTGTCGAGGGGGTCCTGCATTTTAAGTTTAATCTTGATTTTATTGATAGCAAAGATGGCATTACCATCAATCTAGATACGGGCGAGATAGAAGTTATTTTACCCGATGAGGAATTGGGTTACATTGAAGGCCAAGTCGAACCTATGCGTGAACTTGAAGTAAAGGAGGAGTTTTAAATGGGACTGCCGGAAATCTTGATTGAGTTTAAGACCCAGGGCACTACGGCTATCCAGCGCAGCGCCCGGGGAATTGTGGCTTTAATCCTGAAGGACGACACCGATACTACCTTTGACACTAAGGTCTACAGTAGCATCGACGAGATTGATGCGGCCGACTGGACGGCCACCAACAAGGATTATATTGAGAAAGCGTTTCTTGGGGTGCCGTCTAAGATTATTGTAGAACGGATTGCTACGTCGGCTGCCGACTATAACGCCGCCCTGGAGCGGCTGAAGAATAAGAAGTGGAACTACCTGGCTATCCCTGGGATCCAGCCGGGAGAAGTCGCTAATATAGCCACCTGGATAAAAACCCAGCGGGACAATTACCACAAGACCTTTAAAGCTGTGTTGCCAAATCACGCGGCGGACCATGAAGGCATTATTAATTTCGCAACAGATAATATAAAAGTTGGCGAAAAAGTCTATACTTCAGCGGAATACTGCGCTCGGATAGCAGGTATCCTGGCCGGTTTGTCGTTAGACAGGAGTGCCACTTATTATGCGCTTCCGGAAGTTGAAAGCATTACAGAGAGCGCGGACCCGAATGCCGATATTGACGCCGGCAAGCTGATTCTAATCGGCGATATTGACGGTCCCTTTAAGATTGGCCGTGCGGTTAACTCTCTTACGACCACCACGGCCACTAAAGGCGAGGAGTTTAAGAAGATAAAAATTGTTGAAGGCGTGGATATGGTCCGGGATGATATCCGGAATACCTTTGAAAATTATTATGTCGGTAAGGTTGTCAATCATTATGACAACAAAGTGCTATTCCTCGCCGCTGTAAATGCTTACTTTGGAGAGCTAGAGCGGATTGACGTTTTAGATCCCAACTATGATAACCTGGCCGAAATAGACGTTGATGCTCAGCGTTTGTATCTGATAAGCAAGGGCATAGACGTTTCAGCCTTGAGCGAACAGCAAATAAAAGAGTACAACACCGGTTCTAAAGTTTTCGCCAAGGCTCGGGTCAAGTTCCTGGACGCCATGGAGGATCTGCAGTTCGCCATTTACATGTAAGAAGGGAGGGTAACGGATGGCTAATAAGATACCCGGCAACCGGGTTATTACCGGCACTTTCGGCAAACTATGGTGGGATGGGGAGCTTATCTTTGAGGTTGAAAGCTTTGAGGCTAAAATCACTCCCAACCGGGAAGATGTCCAAATGGCCGGCTCCCTGGATGTTGACAGCAAGGTAACCAACCTGAAGGGCGAGGGCAGTTTCAAGATTAAGAAAGTGTTCTCCCGGGGCATTGAAAAACTACTCAACGCCTGGAAACGAGGCGAAGATCCCCGCAGCCAGCTGGTAGGCAAGCTGGCCGACCCCGACACTAAAGGGAAGGCCAGCGAGCGGGTGGTTATTAATAACGTTTGGTTTAATGAACTTACCTTAATGCAGTTTGAAGTTGGGCAGAAGCTGGAGCGGGAGTTCCCATTCGGTTTTACGCCCAGCGATGTGGAATTCCCGGACTTAATCCCGGTCCAGGAGGGGTAAATATATGGATAGAGTAAAACTGAGTGATTTAATCGCCAAGGCAGAAGAAAAAAAAGCCCATAGAAAAGAGCGAAAGGATATCTATGTTAAGAGTCTGGGAGGATTAATAACTATTGAAAAACCTGACCGGGCTCTTTGCTTGGATGTTCTTGATATGGGTAAGGACGGCGATAGCTATCTTGTCTATGAATGCGTAGTCGATCCAAATTTAAAAGACCCAGCCTTAATACAAGCATATGGGTGTGTTCAGCCCATCGAGGTAGTTGAAAAGATATTTGAGCCCGGAGAAATCGCGCAGATAGCTAAGATAGCTGTCGAATTGGCCGGCTATGGCGATTCTGTGAAGTTGGTAGATGACTTAAAAAACTAATAGAGGACCATGACCTCTTGTATATGTACCATCACTATTTACAAAGAGGTCATGACCTAAAAAGCCTTCTTAATCTGACTGAGCAAGAAAAAGTGTTCTACCTTGCAAGTATGAGGTTGGAGTTGGAACGGGGAACGGGCAAGTGCCCGTTCTCTTCTTAAAAGGTGGTGGTTAAACGGTGGCCAAGAAAAGTATAGGGGCGATTCTTAGCCTCAAAGATAGTGATTTCCGAACCAAAATGAGGCGGAGTATTGCCGGGTGGGATAAATTCCAGTCAAAAGCTAAACAGTCGAAGCAAGCTTTGGCTGCTTTTGAAAAGACTGTTGATCAGACAAAATCTAAATTGACTGGGATGACTAAGGCCATGGCCGGAGCGGCCGCCGCCACCATAGGGATTACATCGGCAGGAGGCTTGTTTACCAAGGCTATCAATGAGGCGTCCAATCTTGAGGGCTATCGAAATATATTAGATATCGTTATGAAAGATACCCAAAAAGCTGCCGAGACTATGCGGTGGGCGGTTGAATTTGCTAATAAGACACCTTTTGAAACCGGTCAAATTGTAGAGGCCACGGCAAAACTACAAGCCTATGGGTTAACTGCGCAAGAAATATTACCGGCAGTTGGTAATATGGCTGGCGCCATGAATAAAGATCTTATTCAGGCAGTTGAGGCAGTAGCCGATGCTCAGACAGGTGAACTAGAACGCCTTAAAGAGTTTGGTATCACTAAGCAGATGATCGTGGACCATGCAAATAAAATTATGAGGGGTAAGGAGATCGTCAACAATAAAGGCCAAATCACCGACCAGAAAGCATTCAACAAGGCTCTTTTCTCCCTCATGGAGGAACGTTTTAAGGGAGGTATGGAAAAACAGGCTAAATCATTCAAAGGAATAATGAGCACCATAACCGGTGTGTTTTCTACTTCTTTGGCTGAAATAGCCGGCATCAGCGCAGATGGTACTATAAGAGTTGGTAGCCTGTTTGACACTATAAAACAAAAGGCTCAAGTTGCAGCAGATACCTTGCAGAAATGGCAAAGCGATGGAACCTTGGAAGCCCTGGGACAAAAATTCACTAATACCTTTAACTCGGTTGTTGATGGTATTAGAGATGTAGTAGACGCATACCGCTGGATGAAGCAGCAGTCTGAAGTGCTTATTCCTATTCTCGGTGGGGTAGCCTCTGCTATTACTGCTTTTAAAATTATAAAGACAGTAGATATGCTAGTAAAAGCATGGCGTGCCAGCACCATAGCTATGACATTTGCCCAAGGAGGACTTAACGCAGTTTTGGCCGCCAATCCTATTGGTCTTGTCGTAACGGCGATTGGTCTTTTGGTTGCTGCTGGTATTACCCTTTATCGAAATTGGGATACCGTTAAAGCGAAAGCACTCGATCTCTGGCTATCCGTAGAAAACACCTTTAAAACCTATATTAATAAAGTGATAGGCTGGCTTAATAAGCTTATCGAGGGCATTAACAAAATACCTGGAGTAGCTATACCTAAAATTAAAGAACTGGATATCGCTTATAGGCCTCAAAGCGTAGGAGACTTTAGGAGGATTGAAGGCAGTTACGCTAGAGGCCTATCGTATGTACCCCATAATGGATTTTTGGCTGAACTCCACCAAGGCGAGCGGGTACTGACCAAGGAGGAAGCTAAAACCTATAACAATACTAGAAATAATGCCAAAGTAGAAATCCATATCCATGGGGCCAATATGACCCCTGAGCAGATTGCTAACGTATTGGTACCCAAGATAAAGCTGGCCTTGGCCAACATGTAGGGGGTGGTCGGCCGTGGATATCTTCATCAGCATCAATAACCGCGAACGGGTATTAAGAATCCCGGTAATCCCGGAAGAATTCCAGGTCGAAAGCCCCTTCAATAACGAAACCTATACCACCGTCAGTCAGGGCGATATTAAATTAATTGGCCTCCGGGGTTTAAAGTCTATCTCCTGGCAGAGCTTTTTCCCGGCCAAGGAGTACCCTTTCAACCGAGATAATACTTATAGAGCCTGGGAGTATGTCCGGGTGCTTGAGGAATTCCGGGACCGCCGGTTGCCGGTAAGGCTGGTAATACCAGAGGCTGAAATTAACATGGCGGCAACAATTGATGAATTTAGCTATGGTGTGAGGGACGGGTCCGGGGATGTCTACTATACTATAACCCTAAGCGAGTTTAAGTTTGTCCAGATCCAGGGGGTGTAGCAATGCACCGCCTTTACTGCATAACACCCGAAAGGCAGTATGATATTACTCCCCTGGTCGGTAAAATCAGCTGGCAGAGCCATGTTGATGAGCTGGGGGTAAAGCTCGACTTTACCGTAGCTTTCAATGATGACCGCTTTTTCCCCATCAACCCGGTAGACCTGGCCTATTTGATAGTCCTGCGAAATCAGGATGAAATCTTTAGGGGTGTTGTTGTAACAGAGCAGAGGAACGGCCGTGGGGAAATCTCCTATACCTGCTTTGACTATGCTTTTTATCTCAACAAGTCGAAGGAAATTTACCAGTTCAACGGCATTCCGGTCGACCAGGCGATTAGGAAGATACTTAGCGACTTCAATGTCCCAGCTGGGTCTATCGTAGGGATACCTTACCCGATTAAGAAAATCTATAACGGCGAAGTGGTCAGTGACATTATAAAAGATATCCTCAGTCAGGCCGAGAAGGCCCTGGGGACAAAATACCGCATGGAGATGCGGCTGGGCAAGCTGTATATCGAACACCAGCAGGACCTTGTGGTTAAGCCGATGTTCCAACTGGCGCCCAACATCGCGCCGGTGCCGGTGACTGCTGTCATAAGCAACCCCTCCCGGATGCGGAGCATCGAGGAGATGCGGAACAGCATCAAAATTACCTGTAACGATAAAGTGGTAGCCGAAATAAGGGACGAAGGCCTTATAGCCCGTTATGGGCTACTCCAGGAAGTGCAGAGCATAGACGAAAAAGAACAAGGCCAGGCCAGGCAGATAGCGGCCAACTTGCTAAAGGACCTGGGCAGGGTGTTTGAGGAAATAAGCATCGAGGTGCCCGGGGCTGATGAGGTCCGCGCTGGCAGGATTATCGAGGTAGAGGAACCCATTACAGGGCTTAAAGGCCAGTACCTTATCAAAGATGTAACCCATACGGTCGAGAAAGGCATCCACACCATGCAGCTGGGCTTGGGGGTGGTGTAGGTGGACGGTATAGTAGAACTCGCGAAGCTATTTAAGGAGCGCGATAACCGGCCATATTTAGGTCCCCAGGTAGGTGTAGTAGTCAACCCCCTGCCGGATATTAAGGTGCGTCTTGGAGAGAAGATCCTGCTAACGAAAGACCACCTGATTATCGCCGCCCACCTGGTAAGCATTGAGAGCATAGGTTACCAGCAGGAAACAAATTCAATTGTTTTTCAGGGGGATATCCCCGGCGCTGATGATGATGCCAGTAATAATATCGGCACTATAAAGTTTTATGACGGTACGCCAGCGGGCGAAACCAAAACGGTTATGGAGATTAATATCAACAGAGGCACCTTTCTAAAGGCCTTTTTTGAGCTTAAGCCCGGGGATGAGGTTATTCTAATTCCTTCCGCTGATGGCCAGACCTATTTCCTTGTAGATAAGGCGGTGAGGCCTTAATGTTTCCCGAGATAGCGCAGCTGGAGTTTAAACCGCAGGAGCCGGCTTCCCCTCAAAACCTGGGGAAGTCGTTTTTGTTTGACTTTAAGAAAGGCGATTTCATCCTTCGTGATGGAAAATTGGTCGAGGTTGAAGGGATTGAGGCCTTAAAAGTAGGGGTAGAGAAGCTTCTAAGAACCGAAAAGTTTAAGTTTAAGATATATGAACGCGATGATAAGCAGGAATATGGGGTCACTATTGAGGACTTGATAGGTTCGTCACTACCTAAAGCATTTGTAGAAAGCGAGCTAAAAAGAGAGATTTCTGATGCTCTAAAAAAGCACCCCATGATTGCAGGTATCTCAAATCTATCTACCTTGCGGGATGGATCCAGGTTAAAAATATCATTTCAGATAAATCTTGTGGATGGTCAGGCCATCGGCCAGGAGGTGGTGTTCTAAATGGCCGAGACAAAAGAACAGATATTACAGAGACTGCTCTCGCGAATACCAGACGGATATGATAAAACGGAGGGGTGGTCCTTTTTTTATGATGTACTATCCGCAGTAGCTATTGAACTGGCAGCAGCGCAGGCCCTTGTTGAACAGTACTTGCAATTGGGATTTGCTGAAACGACCAGCGGCAGCTACCTGGATTACCGCGCCCATGAACATGGCCTGGAAAGAAAGGCGGCCACGAAGGCCACTGGCCAGGTTACTATCTCGGGTTCAAACGGGACTGTGGTGCCAGCTGGCTCACTCTTTGCAACCGCTGGTGGGGTGCAATTCCAAACCTTGGCAGCAGTAACAATTGGAGAAACCGGCCAGGTGATTGCCAACATCGAAGCGGTGGAGCCCGGGGCTTCTGGCAATGTTCCGGCCGGCGCCATAAACACTATCCCGGTATCAATCGCAGGGGTTACTGGGGTAACTAACACCCAGGCAACGAGCGGCGGAACCGACACCGAGAGCGACGCCGCTCTGCTGGCTAGGTTGCTTGAAAAGGTACAGTCCCCGGCCACAAGCGGCAACGCTGCCCACTACAAGCAGTGGGCATTAGAAGTAGCAGGGGTAGGGGATGCGAAAGTCATCCCCGAATGGAACGGCCCAGGCACCGTCAAGGTAGTAATCATCGACAGCAATAAGCAGCCGGCCAGTACGGATATAGTCCAAGATGTAGCGGACCACATTGAAGAAGTCCGCCCCATCGGAGCCGCAGTGACGGTCATTTCCGCTACCAGCCTGGCAATTGACGTTTCAGCAACCCTTACTCTTGACCCGGCCTACACTCTGGCCCAGGTGCAGCCGGCCATTGAAGCGGCCATTACTGATTACCTCAAGGGGATAGCCTTCAAACAGGATTACGTCAGTTATGCCAAGATAGGCAGCCTTATCTTGGATACTCCGGGCGTACTGGACTACGCGAATTTACTAGTTAATGGCGGGACAGGAAATGTTTCTGTGGGAACTGAGCAGGTGGCTGTCCTGGGGACGGTGACCCTAAATGAGTAAAGCCGAGGTAATGAAAAGCTACCTGCCCACTTATGAACGTAAAAGTCAGGTCATTGGCTCCATTTTGGAGGCGACAGGCCCCGAAGTAGACCAGATTTATACCAGCATAGACGACATGCTGAAGCAGTTTTACGTCGAAACCGTCACCGAAACGGGCCTAGACTTATGGGAAAAGATGTTGGGTCTCACCTCCTATGCCGGCAAGCCTCTCGACCAGCGCCGGAGCCGGATTATATCTAAGCTCCGGGGCATGGGAACGGTAACGGTGAGCTTAATTAAAAACGTGGCCGAGAGCTACGTCTACGGCACCGTAGAGGTAACGGAAAACCCTGCGCTCTACAGCTTCACTATTAAATTCGTTGACCCCAGAGGCATCCCGCCTAACTTGGACGACGTAAAGGCTGCCATCGAGGAGATTAAACCCGCCCACTTAGCGGTGGAATATCAGTTTACCTACACGGTATGGGGCGAGTTAAATACCTGGGGCAAGACGTGGGGGGAATTTAACACCCTAGGCCTGACCTGGGGAGACCTTATGACCTGGAGGCCTTAGGAGGTGAAAATTAGTGTTAACAACGCCTAATCTCGCTTTAAAGAAACCCGAAGCCAACGACACCGTGAATATAGCCGACCTAAACTACAATGCTGATGTTCTAGACCAAGAGGTGGTCAAGCGCTTAGTTAATTCCGGCGGCGTCCCCTCCATCCAGGCCGGCCCTGACGCCAGCAAGCCTGCCCCAGGCACTGCCGGCCGTCTCTACGTGGCCACCGATACACAGATAATCTACCGCGACACCGGGTCCGCCTGGACCAAAGTGGGCGCCGTAAAGTGGGGCGACATCGACGGCAAGCCATCCAGCTTTACGCCGAGCGCCCATAAAACTACCCACGCCACCGGGGGCGCGGACGCCCTGGCGCCGGCCGACATAGGAGCGGCCAGCGCAGCGGATCTTGCTGCGCATTTGGCCGATAAAGCGAATCCACACCAAGTCACGGCGGCTCAGACAGGGGCTTTAGTGAGCGTGGATGGTGTATCTAATGCAGGTGGGAATATAGATCTGGTGGCCGGGGCAAATATCGCGATTACGCCTGATGACACAAATAATCGAATAACAATCGGAGGGACAGGGACTTGGCCTAATGCTGACACAGTAGATGGTGCCCACGCCGGTACAGGAGCAAACAATGTTTTAAAATTAGACGCAAGCGGCTTGGTGCCTCTTGGAAACATACCTGCTATTTTAACGGGTAAAAGTGCGGATAAGGTAGACAACATCCACTTTCAGATATACAACGGCGTACTCCAATATGATGATGATGGAACGGGGTGGAAGGATGTGGCTTTAATAGCGACAAAGCCAGGAATCGCTGATATAAACCTGAGTTCAGCGTCTGCGAATACGTGGTATATTGTAGTGAATATAACAGGAAAAGGGGTATTGTACCGAATTAAAGGAAGTACTGGCCAGGGAAGTAAATATTTGCAGATACGTGTTACGCTGGATGGCGTGTCTTATACGCTATCATCTGGATACACTGGCAGGTTAATAGGCGATGGTTTAGGTTTTGAAGTGATGATGCATATAAAATTCGCGTCTAGCTTGAAAGTAGAAGTGCAGCATACTTACAGTTCTAGTACCGCGCTAAACGGTGTTGTTGATTATGGTCTACTTTAAAACGGAGGGGCTTTAAGATGTACGAGATACTGGATAACGGGCAAATTGTGAAGGTTGAAGAAGTTAAAACTTTAACCCAAACTACATCTATCAAAACACATTATGGGAAGGCAAGAAAAATTACTTTTCACTCAGATAAAACTCAAGTTGCTGTGAACGAAAGTATAACTATAGTTATCAAATGGGAAAAATTCGATTTAACGCAAGGACAATATATAGATGAGTTTACTAATACAGATGACTTTTATTTATACGTAGCTGGTGTTCAAGACATAGTTAAGCCCGTAAATGGACAGGCAACTATAACGTTTAGTAGCGCTGAGCCCGGAGAATATATAATCAAAACAGATAATCCTAATGTAGACAATACAGAAATAAAGGTGGTAGTTACAAATGCCTAAAGTTATTCGCAATGGCAACCATTTTTACGTGGAATTGACTTATGAAGAAGAGAGGGAAAAATATCTCAAGAAAATAAAAGAAGCTGAACTGCTTGGGGAGACAGAAGAAATAGCCCGATTGCAAAATGAGTGGAAGCAAAAGAAACAAAAATTTACGCAGTAGGACTTTTATGCGCAGCAAGGCCCCCGGTATGGGGGCCTAAGTTTTGCCGCCGAAGTAGGCGGCTTTATTATTGGGAGGAGGAGAAATATGGGCTTCCAATTTATCCCCGGCGCCATCCAGTCCC